TTAAATCAAATGTACACTGTACCCCTTTTGTTGTTTTCCCTTTTCAATGTGTTCCCGATAACCGTCTATATAGAACAAGATGTCATCTTCTGTTCCGTTTTCAATGTACATTTTTGCTTTCTCCCACGCTTGTATCGACACGAAAAACGCCGGTTCTCCGGCAACTAAAATTGGCTGTTTTACCTCTTTAAGCCAATAATATGTTCCTCCATAATTTCTTCTTGCAACTTCAAAAATATAAGACCCAACTGTTGTATAATACTGGTAAATTTGCTGTTCTTCAAATACAAAGTCGGAAACTTCTTCCAAAAAGTCATTTACATCATGCAGACTTTGAATAGAAAAATCAAAATTTCCTTTGTTTTGAAAGCACTGTGCAAACTTTTCTGCTGTTTCTTTAATTGCTGCCTGTAATTCGTCCATGTTGATTTCCTCACTTTTTATTATTTATATGCCTTGAAAAATAAGTTGATTCAAAGCAAAACTCATATTACAAAAACACTCGTTCAATCTTGCAAGTGTGATGCTTCTCCTTATCATAATTCACGCCAACCAAAAGAACCTCACCGTGGTAATTCTGCAAGCAGTCCAGATAATCTTTTCGCTTGATTTGTTCGATTGCCTCTTCTGCGGAATGTCCCCACTTCAATTCAACAATCATGGCTGGAAGGTTGCAATTTCGATTCGGTTCAAATACAATATCCGCAAAACCTTTTCCAGCTGGCATTTCTCGGTGCAAGGTATAATTCTTTTGAGCAGAATAGTACGCTAAGGAAATCACACAGGACAGAGCGTTTTCATCGTTGTATTTCAAGATGGATGCATTTGCTTGATGTGCTTGTTCAATTAGTTCTGCAACTGTTTGCTCGTCACCGGAAAGTGTGGCTTGCAATAACTTTTCAGAGGAACGAATTGCTTGTACAACTGGTTCCCATCCGCCGTCTTCAATCGAATTGATAAACTCTTGCCGCACCTCTCCGTTCGGAATCCATACGACACGATTCTGTTCATCATAGGTCAAGTAGCCCAGATGCACTAACAGTGTCAGAACATCATCTGCACTGTGGAAGGTGGTCATATCATTCTGAAACTTATCTGGATTCACAGAAACTTTTTCCCCTGCAATCATCTGTACAATTTTATCACGCATTCCATCTTGATTTAGGTCAATGTAAACTTTCAATGCCTCATACGTTTCTGTCTTTGTCCAGTAGTTGCTAAATTTCCCACGCAGCATGGCTTCTACGACTGATTTTGGATTGTAAATCGAAACGCCATCCACACAATATCCGTCATACCATTTCTTTGTTTCAGAGAATGGCATGTTGTATTGTTCACAAAGCTGCCGAACTTCCTGTTCTGTAAAGCCTGTAAACTCTTCAATCGGGGAGGCATCCGTCATAGAATACTCATAGAATACATTGATGGCAGAGTGTTCCCCATATTTCTTGATGGGCAGAATGCCAGTCATATAGGCAAGAGCAATATAGCTTTTGTCTTTTAACAAATTCCGCAGAAAATCCAGATACTCTTTCTGCGATACAGCATCACTTTTATGCACTCGAAAAATGCAATCCCATTCATCAATGATAAATACAAACGGAATTTTATACTGTGCAAATGCCTGTTCCAGTACTTTGACCAGCGTTTTTCGCCGTGGCATTCTAAGGTCTGAAAATTCTTGCTGCAGCTCATCCAACAAGTCATCCTCTACAAATTGAATCAGTTGCTTCATATTTTCCGATTCTGTCAAATAATCTCGCATGTTCAAGTGAATGACATTGTATTGATTTAGATGCTTTTCAAAATCTGGATGCGTTGCAATTTTTAGTCCTTGAAACAGTCCTCTAGAATTACAGCCACGGCTATAGTAAGCGGTCAGCATATTGGCTGCCATGGACTTTCCAAATCGTCGTGGACGGCTAACACAAATATATTTTTGTGTCGTTCGTAGAACACTGTTTGTATACTGAATTAACTCCGACTTATCTACATAAATCTTGGAATTCAACACCTCTTGAAAATCAACATTTTCTGGATTCAAATAAATACCCATGATCGTTCCCTCCTTACTGTAGTTTCAATTCTTTTCTCTTATTATATCACAGCAAGGCGGAAAAAGCAACTTTTCATGCACAAAAAAGCTCTGGATTCCCCCTCTCTTGGACAATCCGGAGCTTTTACCTTATAACCACTTAGCAGTAGTACGTATTTGTTGAACCTTTCTTTTTTCCTCTATTCAGATGTGGCAGCATCCCCTGGTTGTACAACCTGCTGATCGCTCTGCCAACTCTGCATTGATCTCCACGAGATAATCGCTGGTACAGCCCAGGACGATGCATTTCAATGATGTTCCGCACCCGAAGCTGCTTTCCATATGTGTTTTTGCATCTGATTACGCATGCAATCGCCATCTGAAATCGTCTTGCATTCGTGTAGTTATACGTTAAATAAAACATCGCATTCGTTTCTTTCATCCATCTATATTCAATTCTTCTCCGCTGCTGCTCAATTGCTGTAAAATATCCGCCTGGGCTTGTTCTTTCTGCATCTCCAAATTGGAAAGAATCTTTATCCGCTGCCCGACAATCCCATTTGGAAATGGTAGTCCTTTTGTGTGCAACAGTTCTTGCAATTCTGTATCCGATATTGTCGCTGTTCCACTGTTGGTATAGCTGCAAGAATCCTTCTTGTCCAGTCCCAGCAGTTGCAGTTCATAAATGTCAAACGATTCATTTTGTAACCGTATGCCGGTTACTAGGACTTGTTTGAAAAATAAAACTTGCACAAAGAACCGAAAAAGGATAAAATAGAAGAATGAAACGATATGAAATCAGCAATTGCGAAAGGGAAAGAATCAAAGACAAGCTGCCAGCAGAGCGAACAGGCAAAAGAGGACGACCGGCAAAAAATAACCGCTACAATACCTCCAAAATCAAATACAAAAGACCCTTTGGCATGTGATTATTCTCTCTATAAAGAACGTCATCTTGTAGAATGTTTCTTTCAAAAATTAAATGGTTTCGCAGAATTGCCACTCGTTATGATACATTGGATTCTTCTTTTCTTTCCTTTGTTTACCTCGCTTCTATTATGATTTTGTTGAAATAATACAATTATCTTGATTTTTCAAACAAGGTCTAACAATCGAGCATAGTTTTTACCAAGGAACCTTAACTCATAACCTTCGTTGCTTATTGTGATTTTATCACTCAAATATTCTTTGAATCTTTCAATATCAAAACTGCCATCTTTTCAGAACACGCTTGTTTTCCCCATTTTCCCATTTTCCCGCAAGAGAGGGGGTATCCTGAAAATACGACGCATTTTAATCAGGTCACGGTCAAATTCGCTTTGAACTCCCGAAAAATCAGAAAAATTTGTAAAAGAAAACGACATCAGCGGAAGAAAGATTGCTGAATCATTTTTTCGCACAAGCAATTTTTGCCTGCTCCATAGGTTTTAGATTCAATGTTTCCATTGTACCCTTGGTTTCAGCAATAAAGAAGGAGAGTAGTTGCCGACAGGAGTTGGAATGGAGAATCCTTTGGGCAGCGAAATCCATGCTCTCCGCAAATTTTCGCTCAATGCTTGTCCACACACACGTTGCTGGACTGGGATTTTGACACTTTTCCCCCAAACGCAACAAAAAGTGTAACATTTCTGTAAATCTTTCGAGTGACTTGTACGTTTGCGTACAAGTTTTTCCCGAAAATCGCTGTATAGTGAAGGGGTTTCGCACACAGACAAAAAATTTACAGGAGGTATCTTTTATGCACTTTACCCTTTATACGGCGGACTGCCGTGAAAACGCAAGAAATATTCGTTACCCGAATCCGGCTGCCATTACCACAGCCGCCGACCTCAAGAAAGCCACTGCCTACGACCATGTTTGTGCCCAGTATGCCGACGGCATTCGGAAAGAGGCAAACTTCCAGTTCTCGGATGTCCTCCCGATGGACTGCGACAACGACCACTCCGACAGCCCCAGCGACTGGCTCACGCCGGAACGCCTCGCTCAGCAGCTGCCAGATGTCGCCTTTGCTGCCACCTACAGCCGCCACCATATGCAGGCAAAGGGCAAGTATTCGGCTCGCCCACGGTTTCATGTGTTCTTCCCGACCGCTGCCTGCACGAACGCTGCCACCCACAAGGCAATGAAGCTTCGCATTCAAAAAGCCCTGCCATTCTTCGACGGAAATGCTCTGGATGCCGCACGGTTTCTCTTTGGGGCTTCGGGCGAGGTCTTCTGGCAGGAGGGCAACCTCCACATCGAAAACTGGCTGCTGCTGCAAACCGCTCGCCGCAACATTCCACAGGGGCAGCGAAACAGCACCATGAGCCGCCTTGCCGGAAAGCTGGTCAAGCGGTACGGCGTGACGGAAGAAGCCCACACAAAGTTTCTGGAGCAGTCTGCCGCCTGCAATCCCCCACTCAGCGACACCGAATTGCAGCAGATTTGGAAGAGTGCGGAACGGTTTGGAAGACGGCTCGCAGAACAGCCCGACTACATCGCTCCGGCGGCGTTCTCCACGCAACCGCAACTGCTCCCTGCCCTGCTGCCGGAGGACTTCTCCGACCTCGGCGAGGCTCGGACATTCGTGGAACAGTACGCCGATGAAATTGCATTTACCGTTGCAACGGACTACTTACGCTACAACGACACGTACTGGGAGGAGTCCGAACACGCTGTCACCCTTGCCATGATGGAACATACAGACGTACAGCTTGCAGAAGCCGAAAAGCAGGTAGAAGCCGCCTTGCAGACGCTCGAACACCTCGGAATTCCCAGAGAGGCAGCGAAAACGGGCGGCAAAAAGTTTCGGGACAATCTGGACGAGGAACAGACCGCCGCATACCAACAGTATCAGTATTACAGCACGTTTCAGGCGTTCGTGATGAAGTACCGCAATGTCCGCAGTATGACCAATGCTCTGGAGGCTGCAAAGTCACTGGTGCTGCACAGTCCGGACGAGCTTGACCGCAATCCAATGCTGCTGAACACCCCTGGCGGTACATACGACCTCACAAAGGGGCTGGACGGCTGGAAACCCACAGACCCTGCCGACCTCTTAACGAAAGTGACGGCGGTCGTTCCAAGCGAGGAGGGCATGCCCTTGTGGGAGGATGCGTTACAGCTGTTCTTCTGCGGCGACCAGCGTTTGATGGACTATGTGCAGCAGGTGTGCGGCTTGTGTCTGGTTGGCAAGGTGTATCAGGAGGCCTTGCTGATTGCCTATGGGGACGGACGAAACGGCAAGAGTACGTTCTGGAATGTCATATATAAAGTCCTTGGCAGTTATAGCGGAAACATTTCCGCAGATGCCCTGACGGTCAATTGCAGACGCAACGTGAAGCCGGAGATGGCGGAACTCAAGGGAAAACGGATGATTCTTGCGGCAGAATTGCAAGAGGGCATGCGGCTGAATACCAGCGTGGTGAAGCAGCTTTGTTCGACCGACCCGATTTTTGCCGAGAAGAAATTCAAAGCACCCTTCCACTTTGAACCCTCTCACACGTTGGTGCTGTATACCAATCATCTTCCAAAGGTCGGAGCAAGTGACGATGGCACATGGCGGCGATTGATTGTCATTCCTTTTCACGCAAAAATTCAGGGGAACACGGATATTAAGAACTATGCACAGCACTTGGTCGATAATGCAGGCGGTGCGGTGCTTTCCTGGCTGATTGAAGGTGCAAGAAAGGTGATTGCGGCAAACTATCAGATTGCCAGACCGCAGTGTGTGTTGGATGCAATCGGAGCTTATCGAGATGGAAACGACTGGCTTGGGGATTTCATCGAGGAATGCTGTGAGGTGGACAAGGCATATCAGGAGAAGTCCGGAGAACTTTACAAGCACTACCGTGAATACTGTCTTAAAAATGGTGAGTATATCCGTAGCACATCAGATTTCTATTCTGCTTTGGAACAGGCAGGATACAAAAAGAAGAGAACAGCTTCTGCAAGAATGATACTTGGACTTCAAATAAAGTTTAATTTTCTTGATTAAGTAGGATTTTGACTGCCATTTGAATAGTTAGAGTGTCATTAAAAAGGGCAAAAAAGCCCGAAAAACTGGGAAATGACACTTTAAGACACTCATATACAGTCTTTACGCAGGAGAGAAAAAAAGTAAAATTTTCTCTCTATATAAGGTTTGTAAATGACTGTCGTAGAGTGTCAAAGCCCTAAAAATGGGAGAATCCATGCGAGAAAAAATCATTGAAGAAAACGCACAAAAGCAGTAAAGCAAAATGGCGGTGTTTGCTGGAAATTCACGTCTCCCGGAACTGCTGGCCGCTCTGAAAGCTCCTGCCGACCTCTACCTCATCAACCGGGAGAATATCAACTGGCTTGTCAGCAACACGAAGTTCAATTTATGACATGGCGGTGATTGATGAACTCTCCAGTTTCAAGAGACACCAGAGCAAACGATTCAAAGCCTTGATGAAAGTTCGACCCGCATTGTGGGGCTGACCGGAACGCCTGCCAGCAACGGCTTAATGGATTTATGGGCAGAGTTTCGTCTGCTGGATATGGGGCAGCGGCTCGGCAGATTCATTGGGCAGTACCGGAATGCCTACTTCAAGCCCGACAAGCAAAACGGCTATCTCGTGTATTCCTACAAGCCCTTGCCCGATGCAGAGCAGCAGATTTATGAGAAAATATCGGACATCACGGTTTCGATGAAAGCCATCGACCACCTGCACATGCCGGAATTACTTCCCAACGAATATCCCGTGCAGCTGTCCGACACGGAGCAAGAAACCTACAAGCGGTTCAAGTCCGAATGGATTCTGGAGATGCAGGACACTGAGATTACCGCCGCCAACGCTGCAAGTCTATCCAACAAACTTTCCCAGCTGGCAAACGGTGCGGTGTATGACGATACCGGAGCGGTGATTCCCATTCACAGCCGAAAGCTGGATGCACTGGAGGACTTGATAGAGGCAGCCAACGGCAAGCCCGTTCTGGTGGCGTATTGGTTCAAGCATGACCGAACAAGAATTGCGGAACGCCTGCAACGGTTACAGGTTTCGTATCAGGAAATCCAATCCTCTGACAGTATCCGGAACTGGAACGCCGGAAAGCTGCAAGTTGGTTTGCTGCACCCAGCCGCTGCCGGTCATGGCTTGAACTTACAGGCGGGCGGTTCTCACCTGATTTGGTTTGGACTGACCTGGAGTCTGGAACTCTACCAGCAGACCAACGCCAGACTGTGGCGGCAGGGACAGCAGTCCGAAACGGTTGTCATTCAACATCTCATCACCAAAGGTACGATTGACGAACGTATCTTGAAAGCCCTGACCCGGAAAGAACAAACCCAGACCGCTTTGATGCAAGCCGTCAAGGCAGAACTTGGAGGTAGCAGATGAATATCATTTGGCAGTACTTAGACAAACGGAGTGCCGCTGTAAACGCACTGAAGGATTACAGCAGCATGGCATACATCATTGCACATACAGACGAAGAAATCGCACAGGTGCATGAAGACACCACAACCCTTGGCAGTCCAGCATTTACAGATATGCCGGGCGGCAGTCCGAACCCACAGTCCGGAGAAATGCGAATTATCACTGCCATTGACGAAATCGATGTGCTGCGGGAACGGTATCGTCAGGCAAAGGAGTACATGGAATGGTTTCAGCCTGCATGGGACAGCCTGTCGGAGGATGAACGGTATGTGCTGGAACAGTTCTATTGGCATGAGGATGATGCCTTTGATGCTATTTCCGCAATCAGTAATCGTTTTCACATTGAGCGGAGTTCTGCATACAAACGTAAAAACCGTGCGGTTTCCAAGTTGACCTTGTTGCTGTTTGGAAAGTGAATGTCCAAAATCGAGGATGACTTTTGCAAAAAGGTGTGATATAATAATATCATAGAAAACTGACCGAAAGCCCTGTGGTGTTCCGCATGGGCTTTCGTTGTATCCGGAGGTGAACCTTATGCCGAGGAAGGCACTGAAACCTTGCAAGCACCCCGGCTGTCCCAATCTGACAGATGGTTTGTACTGTGCAGAGCATCAGCCCTTGCACCCAGACCGACCGTCTGCCGCCAAGCGTGGCTACGGCAGCAAGGCGTACCTCCGCCAGCATCCCTTGTGTGTGCGGTGCAAGGCACAGGGACGGTTCACGGCAGCGACCGTGGTCGACCATATCATTCCTCACCGTGGTGATCCGCATCTGATGTGGGATGAAAGCAACTGGCAGGCGTTATGCAAGCCCTGCCACGACCGCAAGACATGGACGGAAGACCGAAATCCCGTCTATCGGTATTGATTGTGTCTGAAATGCTGCCGGTGGGGGGATAAAAATCTCTAATTGTGAATTTTTTACAGACCGGCGTTCCCTCTCACGCACAAAAACGAGTATTCAAACACCCTATTGACCCCCTCAGAGGTATAAATATTGAAAAATACCGATAACATCTAACTTTGCCGACTTTTGCAGTCGGCATTTTTCATGCCCGATTTAACATTTTTGTTTGAATTTCTTTGATTTATGAAAGGCGGTGACATCATGGCAAGAGACGGTACAAACCGAGGCGGTGCAAGACCGGGTGCAGGCAGACCAAGAAAGGCACTCACTGAGAAAATTGCTGAGGGAAAATCGGCGGAAGTTATGATGCAGCCTGCGGATATAGAATCCGCTGAAACACCGCCTGTCAGAGATTTCATGAAAGAATTACAGCGTGACGGCACAAAACTCCTTGCAGATGATGTGTATACAGAAACTTATCAATGGCTGAAAGAACGTTCCTGCGAGAAAATTGTCAGCCGTCAGCTTGTGGAACAGTATGCCATGAGTATTTCCCGTTGGATTCACTGCGAGCAGATCGTAACCAAGTACGGATATATTTCAAAACATCCTACAACTGGTGCGGCAATTGCCTCTCCCTATGTAGCGATGTCGCAGAATTACATGAAACAGGCAAACCAAATCTGGAATCAGATTTTTCAGATAGTCCGTGAAAACTGTTCTGTAGAATTTCAGGGCAATCCGCAGGAAGATATGATGGAAAAATTGCTGAGAAGCAGAAAGTGAGATTTATATGAAAGCAGATAATAACTTCTGGAGAGAACTGAAACAGCAGAGAAATAACATGACCAAACAGCAATACTGCACAATCAAGGGACAGGCTGTCAAAGGCAATATCGATGCCGCCCGAAAAGGTATGCTTAGAATCCAGCAGAGGAGGAATTACAGATGACCACAACTACAGAATTTCAGCTTGTTGACATCAACAAGTTAGTGCCTTATGCAAATAACGCCAGAACACACAATAAAGAACAAATTTTGAAACTTCGTTCTTCCCTCCGTGAATTCGGATTTGTCAATCCTGTCATTATCGATAAGGAATATAACGTTCTTGCCGGACACGGCAGGATTGAAGCTGCAAAGGCTGAAAATATTTCAGAAGTCCCTTGTGTATTTGTTGACCATATGACTGAAGCACAGAAGAAAGCATATATCCTTGCCGACAACCGTATGGCGTTAGATGCAGGCTGGGACGATGATTTGCTTGCTGTTGAAATGGAAGAACTCCAAAATCTCGGATTTGACCTTGGTTTGACCGGTTTCAATGAATCTGAAATTGCTGATTTATTTGATACAAATAGCGGTGATGAAGTCAAAGACGATGATTTTGACCTTACCACAGCACTTGAAAAGGCTGCATTTGTCCAGCGTGGCGATATATGGACAGTTGGCAGACACAAGCTGATGTGCGGTGATGCCACATCTGCGGAAGATGTATCTGCTCTCATGGGTGACACCAAGGCAAATCTCATTCTGACCGATCCTCCCTATGGCGTTTCGTTTAAGAGTGCCAGCGGTTTGACCATACAGAATGACAGCATGAAGAACGAGGAGTTTTATACATTCCTGCTGTCCTCCTTTCAGCGAATGGCAGAGCATCTGGAAAAAGGCGGCTCTGCCTATGTATTCCATGCAGACACCGAAGGGCTGAATTTCCGCAAAGCATTCATTGATGCCGGATTTCATCTTGCAGGCTGCTGCATCTGGGTAAAGGATAGTCTTGTTCTGGGACGTTCGGATTATCAGTGGCAGCACGAACCTGTGCTGTATGGCTTTATGCAGAATGGCAAGCATCACTGGTATTCCGATCGCAAGCAGACAACCATCTGGCATTTCGACAAGCCGAAACGCAATGCCAACCACCCCACCTCAAAGCCGCTGGACTTGCTTGGCTATCCCATCGGCAATTCTACACAGAAAAATGGCGTGGTAATGGACACCTTTGGCGGTAGCGGTTCTACTTTGATGGCTTGCGAACAAATGAACCGCATCTGTTACACCATGGAACTGGATGAAAAATATGCATCGGTGATTCTTCGCCGCTATGTTGAGGATACCGGTGATGCTGACGGTGTGTATGTAATTCGTAACGGACAGCAGATTCCGTATATGAAACTGGTCAAAGAGGTAGAGACAAAGGAAAGCTGATAGTTAGCTTATTCATGGATTATAATCAACCCATTCTCCATCAATTAGCGTTTCAAGCTTTCCCCATTCCGGTTTTCCGGTATTACGACCTTTTACCCTAATCGGAATCAAAGCGTCGTCCTGACAATCAGGCAACGAATCGCCTATATCAATCCATCCTCTTTCATCAATTTCGTCGTTCCAGTCTTCAAAGACACCCTCAAGATCATCAAAGCAATAATCATCAAATGATGCCTGCACAGCATTTATGTCGCAATAATAAAAAAGGAAAACACCTTCGCGTTTTTTTCGATAAACTACGATCTTATATACAGTATCTTTATTATTGCATTTATATGGATTTTTCAAATATGCAAGTTTTCTCATGATATCACATACCCTTTCTTGCTGAGTTCTTTCTATGATTATACAGTGCATCCGTCGATGTGTCAATATCCGAAAACGCTATAATATGCACAAATCAGCACAAATTCGTCCCGTACATATTCTCCGTTTTACAGTCTTGCTATCTGTGGAAAAAAGAGTTAACATATGTACTGCCGAAAGGCAAATCACCGAAAATCGGGAGGAAAACATATGATAATTGCATTTGGACGGGCTGGAAATGAACGAAAGAAACTGGCATGGGCGATAGCCACGATCATTGGAACAACGGCAGAATATCAGTATATGCCCACCTGTACTTACAAAATCGGGGAATACTACACCGTTACCAAGTCCGGTGATCTGGAAATCAGTGACCAAGCCGACCATAAGGAAACAGAACGGCTTCTTGCC